CCATCAAGAGTTTTTCTCATCTTTAAATCTACAGTAGCTTGTACCGGCTTTTGCTCGTCACCAACTTCTCCTTGCGGAGGCTCTTCTGACGGCGCAATTCTGATATCAAAATCTGGCATTAGCTTTTTATCTCTCGTGCTAGGTTTTGTATTTTTAACACTTGTGTTAACATTTCTTTATCAAATGGTTTACTTTTAAAACTCTCAATCATGTTCAACACTTTCTTTGTTTTTTCAATCATGTCAGAATCGGCTTGTACCTCTTCTTGTCTGGTTGATCTCTCAACTAATTTCTTTAATCTACCAAGTTCTTCATTTAAAAAGATTTTTAATTGTATACCGTTATCACTAAATGAGGTGACATATCTTTGTAAAAGTGTTTTTTGTTCTTCCAGTAAAGATTCGCCATAAGCTTCATTGAATTTTTTAATAAAGGTTCTATAGACTAAATTTGTGGTTGGTGCTTGTTGGTTAGAATTTTCGGTAGAAGTTAATTTCTCTAATAACAACTTCTCTAATAAGACCTTATCTTTAATGGAGGTGTCATCATTGAAGATTTGTGATATTGTGGCAAGACTTTTATAGTTCGGAACAAAGTTAGAAAAGACGCCCTTTGATAAATTTTTATTAATCTTTGAAATGAGCCGGCTTTGTTCTATAAACAGCTTCTTTTTGTCTACCTTGTCGTGAACTCTTTTAGCCTCTTGAATTATCTTTTCTGCAGTTTGAGGATCTAAATTATTAGTTTCGCTCAATGATTTATAAAGTTCTAGTTCTTTTGCCAGTTCAGTGCCTTGTGTGAAATGCCCTTTAACTAAAGAAACAATAAAATTATTTCTTTGTGGTTGTTTGTTAATTACACTTTTTGCTATCTCACGAACCAAAGCTTCATATAAAAAAGCTGTGTTCCTTTTTTTATTGTGTTTTGCTTTTTTCATCTTTAGATTCTAGCTCCAATATTAAATTTTTAATCGTACGATTTACTTCCAAAATAGAACGTTCTTGTTCGTCATAATTAGTCTCGTTTTCTTCATAAATCGCATTTTTGCCTAAACCATATAATTCCATGGCACCTTTAAAAAGATTTCTTTGTGTTGCGCTTCCCACTTCATTTGCCCATTGGCCTTTATAATGCCTTCTTCTTGCGCCCATATCTCTTGTATCATAGGTTACAGGTTTGTACCACTTGCCCTTAGATTTTGAAGTAGTGGAAGCTTTTGTCCTGCCAAAAACATCTTTTTTATCTGTTTTATACCAATCTTCTTCATCGCGTTTTCCTGGAGCTGCAACAAGATTAGATTCTTCTTCGCCTTCTTCAGAAGCTATTGTTTCACCCTCTGCGGCTTCTTCTTCTGGAGTACCAGCTGGTAATTCTCCGCTTTCTTCAGCAGGAGCTTCACCACCTTCTTCAGGAGGAGGACCACCTTCTTCAGGAGGCATTCCTCCTGGACCTTCTAATCCCATTCCGCCTCCAGCACCTTCTGCTGCACCTTGCATTTGAGCCATTCCAGCTTGTACAACCGTCTCAAGGGCTGTTTGGAATTTTGCATCAAAGAACATATCTCTTTGTACGCGAACGATTTCTTCTTCTGATAAATCAAGAATCTTTTCCCAGACCCATCGTTTGCTAAAATATCCTTCAGTTGCTGCAGCTGCAGTATCAAATTTCATTCTCCAATGTTCGAGTTCTTGCAATTCTGCTATTTGTGAAGGGTTGTTCAGGGACAATGTAAATGAGACTAAATCATCACTTCTAAAGCCCAAGGTATAAAGATGTATAACACCAATTTTTTCAAGCTCAGATATTATTGATCTTTGTAGTCTCTGAATGGTTCTTGCAAAACGAATATCTTTTTGTGCTAATGTGGTTTTATCTTCTTCACCGCCTTCTCCACGAGCAAGATAAGACTGAGGCACCTTAAGTGCTGAAAATAGTTTATCTCTTAAGTATTTAACATCATCAATATCACCAGTATAAGTTCCGCCAGGGAGTGATTCTACTTTTGTACTTTGTTGACCTCCGCGAACAGGAATAAAATAATCTTCATCAATGCTCATTGGGTTATAGCGCAAATCTACTCGTCCGGTATCTGCATCAACAACTTGATTTCTTTTCATTGATGTGATTACTTTTTGCATATATTGCTCAACGTCAGAAGGGTTAATTCCACCTACATCAATGTAAAAAACTCTTCTTTCAGGAGAGCGAACAATACGATAGGACATCATTGCATCTTCCAATAAGGTTAATTGCCTCCAGATTCTCCTTGCCGGTTCTAAAACAGAAGTGCCATAAGGGGCATACTTGTCATTACCTAAAATCCTGAAATGTGCCACTTGCCAGTTTTCCATAGTTATACCGCCGGTGTTCCATTGGTATTGAATATAGTTTGGATTTGTTTTATCTTCACCCTCCAATCTTTCTACTTCTTGTGAAGGTAAGCCAATCACATTTGTGATGCCGACTTCGGGATTTAAATCTAAATAAAGAAAAAAGTCACCATATTTACACATTGTCCGTGACCAGCCAAATAAATTAAATTCAACATTTAAAATATTATAATACAAGGCATCTAAGATTCCCTTAATTTCCTCATTAGAGCTTTTAACTGTTAACATTTTGCGTAAACTATTAGATGTGGTCATCTCATCCGCATAAATATCTAATGCAGAAGCAATTTCAGGCGTGTACTCCATTTGATCAAAATCGACATAGCGTTGATTGCGATTTTGCTGAGACATAATGTTTGCTGATAGGTTATCAAAAGGATTATAAGATAATCTTTGAAATTTTTGCCCTGCGACATCTTTAAATCTACTGCCGTATTTATCCAGTCTTCTTCTAGAGAGTTGTCGAGTAGTTTGAGAACGATAATTGATCAAAGGACCAGAAAAAAGCCTTGTTAGCTTTTTAAATAACGGCCATGTTGCGTCCTTTGGGTTTCTATTTCTATTCGCCATTGTTTATCCTTTTAATAGCCACAAATGTTCTTCATATTGTTTTGCAGCTGCAGATTGTTTCTTGTCTAAATCGCGCGCTTTAGATCTTCCAAGCATGCCTGGTATAGTGGTATCTAAAACAGAAGTACTTTTCATTATAGCACCTAGCATGGCTTTTTTATAGGCAGAATCTCTTTGATTCTCTATAATTGCAGTATCTCTCACCCAGCAACCTATTGCACATGCCATAATTAAGTCATCATTATACCCTCTTTGTGCTTCTGGTCGACCATTGTTCCAAATAAAAATATCTAGTTCGGCTCTGAACCTTGAAGAATAAATGGTTATAATTTTATTTCTTATAAACTCTTCAAACTTAGCCACTAAAATAGGTCGTGTTTTAAGAGAGGTTGTAAACCCTGCGACTGTTCCAGATCTAGACTCTGCTGTTATTTGATCGACATATTCATGAGTTGATTTAACTGAAAAATATATATTTGGATATTCTCTTTCTATTAATTTATCCAAAACGGTAAACCCAACAGAGTTGTTTTCCACAACAACCATACAATCTCCATATTCATGTCCTGCGTTGAAAACCATATCAGAGAACATATCAGGGGTAACTTTTCCTTGATATTCAGCTATAACTTCCATAGTTTCCAATTTGAATATATGAAAAACAGAATAATCTGCACCGTCGCCTCTTGCCACATCTGCAGAAAGCAAGTATGTATTTTCTGGATTACATTCTTCCCATATCCAGTAATTTCTATCAAAGCCGGTTCTGTATTTTGGTGGTTTAATCTGCTTATCAATCCTTGTAATGTCATCTGGGTGTATAACTGTGTCACCAGAAGCATTAAAGTTACATTCCAGCTCTTGCGCGATTTGGCGACGTGACATGTTCTTGGTTTCTTTTGTAAACCAATCGTCATTGCGATCCGGATGTATGTCCCATAACAGCTTAATAGGATAAAAATTGCTTTTTCCTGCATCTGCATCAACATATGTTTTATGAAACCAATTTCCTACACCGTTTGGTGTTGAAAGAGCGATGCATCGACCACCTGTTGAAAGTGTTGGATATAGACCGGTCCACAAATCTTCTAATCCTTCGACGTGCGCGGCCTCATCAATAACCAAGAGAGACAAAGCTTCTGAACGACCAGCATCTGCGGAAGTTGAAGATGCTTTAATTTGAGATCCGTTACTTAGTTCGAAAGAGTTCCTGTTATCGACTTCAACTTTTGCTATTTGGAGCCATTCAGGAACATATTTAAGCATATGTTTAACTTTTTTAACAAGGTTAGAGGCTGTTGTATATTTTGTTGCCATGACAAGAACATTCTTATCACGATGAAACAACATCATCCACACGATATAAGCTGCTGTAATTGTTGAGATACCAAGCTGGCGCGCTTTTAGTATAACAGTAAAACGATGATCATTAAAAGAGTTAATTAAATCTCCTTGATAATCATAAGTTTTAAAAGGTATTAATCCCTCTATTG